CAAGTCATATACATCATTGCCATCATTGGACGCCACTTTTTCGTCATCCAATCTTCATCGGGTTTTTTCTCTACTTTAACTTCTTCAGTTTTTTCTTTACCAAACATTTTTAGCTCCTTGCTTTTTTATTTTTTATTTTTTCATTTTCTGAGTTAATATAGTTCACTAATAACGATACGTAAATTTCTCTTTCCCATGGTATCATATTTTCTATTTCCGTTAATGAATATTTATGATGGTGTATCAACGAAAAATTCAATTGGTAATAGTTTACCAGACTTTCATGAGAAAGAGTTAGACGAAAAAATTTTGGATTCCTTCGAGGTCTACAACATTATTAGTTCCACATGTCGGACAATTTTTTTCTATTCTTTGAACTACTTTAGGAATTTTTCTAAAAAACTCTTCTAGTTTATCAAATTGTTTCTTTGTAAATGTGTTTACAAAATCATTTAATTCTTGTTTACTATAAGATGTAGAGTCAAAATAATCATCTTTTGTAAATACTGCGTCTATACAATCTGTAATTAGACCCACAATTTTTTCGCTATTTACATTATTATGAATATCTAACATTTCATCAAATTTAGGATATCTTAAAATAACTCCGGCACTATCGGACAGCATTACTTTGTTAGAAATTTCTTTATTCTTTTCTACGGAAATTTTAGTCAAATCTATAGTATGTTCTATTTTTTCTCCGCAAGAACAGTTTATAATAATATCACTAGTTTCGCTTATAGATTTTGCTCTTATATTTAAGAATAAATACTCAACATCGAAATGAGCAAGTTTATTAATATCAAGTTTGTTGAATGTACAATTATCTACAAGATCTGTTACAATACGCGAGATCTCGTTTACGTCTGCCTCTATGCTTGTTAACAAAATTTTATATTCTCTTACAAGAAATGGTCTATACTTAATTTTTTTATTTGTAGATGGTAATATTAATTCATATGTGGGTGTTTCTAATATAGGCAATGCCATAATTTATCCTTTTTTAATTTAAAGCCCTTAACCTTTGGGCGCCATTGGGTCTTTCAAATTTGGCGCAAATTTTAATGCAGCTGTGTTATTTTCATAAGATGTATGTTCAGGTATCCATCTCCTGTATGCAAAAGTTACACTAAGTTTATGCGCTTGGTTTGTTGCACCCATATTTAAATCCATCATTGTGATAGCACGGGGAAATGCGTCTTCAAGATAAACAGAATAAGTTTCCTTGTCAGATTGATCTAATTGTGTTATCTTAATTTGAGACGCATAATCTTCTTGGTATGCCACATTAAATGAATATGGATTTACTATTTTAAATAACCATGCGTCAAAGAATGCCTTTACATCCATTTTACGATCAACATAAAATGTCATTGTAATTGCTTCTCCGCCAAATTCTGCAGAAACAGGACGTTGGTATGCTGCTCCGTAAATTCGATGTCCTTTTGTAGTTATTGACATACCTGGGAGATTTGAAATCTCACAAAATAAACTTATTGTTCTTCCTTGATCATAGTAACCTTCAAGCGAACTTGGTGGTATTATTTGTACCTCAAATCTATTAGGTACCGCAAGTCCTGCATTAATTACTTTTGATGTAAATTCGATTAGATTAAACGTTGACATTACGTTCCTTTATTGTTGGCTTTTATTTGCATCTTGCCATACTTTTGTTTTCTGTGCACCTACAAATTTTTCAATAGGTAGTTGTGAAGCTGTTACCCAATCTTGATATTGAATTTTATAAAATCTAGTTTTAACATGGTCATTTAAATAATGTTTAACTGCAAATTTTGCAGGTTCTAATTTTGAAATAGAATCCAACAATTTCCAAGACAATCTAATTTTAGTATCTCCGCTATTATTCACAGTATAATTTGACAATGTTTCGAGTATTTTAAATCTTAGTAGATACGGCAAATAGTGTAAGTTAATGCCGTAAAAACCATTAGGAACTTTTCTAAAAGGAAGAACTAACGGCAATCTATCATAATAGGGTAACGTGTTTTTATACTTTGGGTCATAATAGAATAAATACATTTCTCCTGGCAATATAGATGATACCATAGGAGTATCTTTTATTACTTGATTTGCTGATGCGAATCTACCTAATTTTTGCACCTGTTGTCGATACCATTGATAGGATTTTTCTTCGCCCGCCGCATTAATTCTTATCGTAGCAAAGGGATTGTCGGTAGCCATTAATGTTTGATTCCTAAATCTTTTTCGGTTAATATAATAAACTTCATATTTCTATCTTTACAAAATTCAAATGCTGCTTTCCATTTTGCGTCATTTACGCCATACTGAAATACTTCATCAATAAACCGTTTGGTCTTTTTTGATGGAATATCTGGAGGTTTTGTATACTTTTCAGGTTTTATCTCAATCAAATATTTTTCTATAGTATTATTCTTGTTTTTAATCTTTATATAAAAATCCACAAAATACCGATGTACTTTATTGTCAATCGGCGAAATATACGGGACTATAACTGTCTCAGACCCCCATTCTAACACAGAAACGTTGGAGTCGCACCATTTCATAAATTTTAGTTCCCATAGAGATCTATACACAATATTTGTAATATCCCCTCTATACTTTCCAGCATTTGCTACTCTGAACCGACCTTTGTAGGTTTTGGTGTGCATAAACTTATATAAATAATTAATAACTATAATATTTATAGGGAAAAAATGTCGACAAATCAAGAAATTACCGATTATACCAATCAAAGAGTTAACGATTACAACAATCAAAGCAAAAAAAATTCTTTTGGATCGGATTATAGTGTGGGTTCATATAGTTATCCTACCGGATTGGGAGTTAACCCCGATCTACAGCATTACGTCGCATTTTTTATAAATGTACGGGGCAAATCTAAATTTATTAAAAATTACGAAACACTTAAAAACCCAATCGTTAATTCTAGAAGAGATAACCCTGGTCTTAATTCTGGAGATGGATTGAAGAAATCGCTTGCACTTACAACCGGCGGATCAGTTGTTAGTGGTATTGTTGCCGGAACAGATGCCTTTTTAAAAAGAGGCGGGTATGCCGGATCAACAGCGGCAGTACGAGCAGCTGCACAAACAGGGGTGGCCGGTGCTGCAGCAGTAGCAGTTGTAGGAGCAACATTAGCAACATCGATAATGCAGAACGACAAAAAATTTAGATTAAAAGATGTTATTACTCTTGCTATGCAAGAAAAACCGTCGGTGACGTATGGTATTAATTATCAAGATAAAGATATGGGCATTCTTGGGGGATTTTTAACAGGCGATACCTCTCTCAGCGACACGCCAAAAGCTGAATTGGGTGCAGCGTTTGGATTGCAATTAGCAAAAATTCCATCATTACTGCCGGGATTTGGTACAGCATCTCTTTCGGATATTGTACAGTTGGGAGCGAAAGTTAAAACAAATCCATTTAGAGAAGTGTTTTTCGAAGGTATAGATTATAGAAAATTTAATTTTAGGTATAAATTTATGCCAAGAAACGTAACAGAAGTTAAAGCAGTGTATAGCATAATTGACAAATTTAAAGAACATATGCACCCCGAATTATCTGCAGGTGGTTATTTCTATATTTATCCTTCTGAATTTGAAATACGATATTATTACAATAATCAAGAAAATGGATACTTTAACAAAATTACAAGTTGCGCATTGACAGATATGTCAATCGAATACGGTGGTGACCAATTTTCATCTTTTTCAAATGGTGCACCTTCAGAAATAAATGTGATTCTAAGTTTTAGAGAATTGGATTTGCAAACAAGAGAAAATATACGAGAACAGGGTGTGTAAGAATGTTTTTTCAAAAATTTCCGCTTTTACCGTATACATTGGACAACGGTACAACATTTCAGCTCGTGCCCGATATTTTAAGAAGAATAAAATTATCTACAGAAATATCGCAAACAGGCTCATTCTTTGATCAATATGATGTAAAGGATGGCGAGACTCCTGACATAGTAGCAAATTATTGGTACGGGGATTCCAACTTACATTGGGTTGTTTTAATGTCAAATGATATTATCGATCCTAGATTTGATTGGCCACTCTCGTATTATAATTTAGTTGAATTTTGTAAGGGCAAATATGGAGAAAATAATATTAATAAATTGCACCATTATATAAATGAACAAGAGTATATAGTTTCGGGATATCGATCTTTATTTGAAACTTCAACATATGGCGCAACCTCTGGAATAGAAACAGAGTCGTCAAACGATAATATTCAGACTATTGTTGTACTCGAAAATGCGCCACCGTCAGGCCGGTTGTACCCTGTTAGCAATTTGATGCACGAAGAATTATTAAATGAACAAAAACGAAGAATTAATATACTAAAACCTTCGATTGTAGCGTCGCTAGATTCATCATTTACAGCTTTAATTAATCAATGAGTACATCTACACAAGATGGGATACAATCCCCGGGCGAAGTTGCTATTGAGGAACTTATTTTAGTTGCAAATGGTAAATTTATTCCGTTAAATGACTATCTAGTAGAATTAAATATATTTGAAAGTATATTTAGTAGTTCTATATCTGGAGATATATTTTTATCGGATAGTAGAAATATTATTAAATTTTTACCAATTATAGGCGAAGAATATATTATAATTAAATTGCAGACTCCTAGTTTAGATTCTAAAATTCACAAAACATTTAGAATTACTTCAGTTGAAGACAGAACAATAGTTCGAGATACAAATACGCAATTATATAAATTAAAATTTATATCGCAAGAAGCACTTGTGGATAGTCTATCGCCTTTGTATTCTGCGTATAACGGAACGGTTTCTAATTTAGTTGAAAAAATATTTGTGGACAATATTGCTATCCCAAGAAACTTAATTTATAATACAAATGAATCGTTAACACAAGGCCAGGAAAAAACTGCACTTGTTGTTTACAGTACATCAAAAAATACTGTAAAATTTGTTAGTCCTGGATGGACACCAATTGAGTGTATAAATTGGCTTGCCCGAAAAGCAATACCAAGTAACGGAAAAGCTTGTAACTTTTTATTCTGGGAAACGGTTAAGGGATTTTACTTTGGAACTATTGAGGATATATTTGATAAGGGAACTACAATAGGGGAATATAGATATGCGGCAACAAGTGTTTCTCGCGGAACAGATGACGTATCTGAACAAATGGCGTTAATTCAAAATATACAAATATTAAACGGCTTGGACCATCTTTCTAGTTTGGATAACGGATATTTTGCAAGCAAATTAATTTCAGTTGATTTAATAAAGAAAAAACGCAATATTACTAACTACGATCATGTTACAGAATTTAAAAAATATAAGCATGCGGTTCAATACAGACCGTTGCCAATGTTTACTGAGAATAATGTCTTGAGAAATTTTGATAGTCATATTCGAGTTTATCCTAGCCATGCTGGACTGCATACAAATACTAAAGACAACTATAATGAATTAATGGGGACAATATACGGCAATAGATTGTCAAACCTGCAGGATTTAAACACATTAAAATTAAACATTTCAATATATGGCAGAACGGATATAGAGGCGGGGAGAATTATAAATTTAAAATTTCCAGATGTTTCTCCTGCAGATTCTACAGATATAACAAAAGATCATTTAGATTATAGATATACCGGATCGTATTTAATAACATCTATACACCATAAAATAAATATCGTAAAGCACATGATGTCGATGGAAGTTATTCGTGATTCGTTTGCAGATGATATTCCAAATTTTCCAATTAGTTCTACTGAGTATTAAAAATGAAACATATATATGGCACGCCTAATTTTACTTGGTGGTTTGGGGTAGTAGAAGATAGAAAAGATCCTGAAAAATTAGGAAGATGTAAGGTTAGAATCATTGGTTATCATACTGAAGATACAGGTATTTTACCGTCTTCAGATTTGCCATGGGCATTGCCAATGACACCTATCACGTCCGCCAGTACATCTGGTATAGGATCTACTCCGGTAGGTCCGGTAGAAGGCACTTGGGTAGTTGGCTGGTTTTTGGATGGCGATGAAAAACAACAACCAATTATGATGGGCACATTAACGGGCAGACCCGATAAAAATCCGGTAGCCGATAAGATAGACAATAATAAAAAAATAAACGAAGGTCAGATATTAACAACATCTTCCGGCAATCCTGTTTATAGCGGATCCGGTATACCTATAACTACAGGATCATCTAATGTATTGGATGACTATGGTAATCCGCTATATGAAAATTCTACAGAATATAGTCAAGAAGCAGCAGTTACAAATCATCCAAATAATCCGCGCAATACGCCATCTGGTGCATTAAATGATCCTAGTTTATCCAAACCTGAAGGGTTTCAAGATCCCAATAAAATTTATCCTAAAGTAGATTATGACGGCAAACCCGATACAAATAAATTGGCAACCGAAGATAAATCTCACAAATATTTTACAGTTAAAACAAAAAATAGAAAAAAATCAATTAAAAAAGCAACAGGCGGGAGTTGGGATGAACCTACATCAGCATATAATGCAAAATATCCATTTAATCAAGTATTTGAAACTGAAGCTGGTCATGTTATAGAATATGATAGTACGCCCAATGCTGAAAGAATTCATATGTACCATAATAAAGGTACGTATATAGAAATAGATATAAATGGTACAATGGTTAGAAAAGTCGTAGGCGATAATTATGAGGTATGCGATAGAAACGGGTATGTTTATGTTAAAGGTGCCTATAATTTAACAGTCGGGGGAGCTACAAAAATATTGGTACAAAATGATGCAGACATTGAAGTAGACGGCGACACCACAGTTGTTAGCCATGGGTCTACTTTAGTTCAAGCGGCCACAACCGTACAAGTTGTAGCAAAAGATATTAAGTTATCGGGAAAATCAAGTGTAGAAGTTACAAGTGACGGGCCCGTTAATATACAGGGAAGTAGTATAACATTAAATGCAAAAGATGGTTCATTTGCGGCAAAAGCTAGCAAAGATGCAGCTATACAGTCTGGATCAGCATCAATAGCAAGCATCAAAGGCGGCCTAGAATTATTACTTGATGCGGCAACTGTTAAAACTAAGATGGGAGCAATTTCAATAACATCTTCAAAACTTAAAGTATATGATCCGCCCGAGGAAAAAACAGTTAATGCTAGCGATGCAGCTACTCCTAATTTAACACGACCAGATGCACCCGCGGATATATTCTTGGGCGATGGGTTGGAAAAAGAATCTGTTTCGCTTGCAAACAATAGATTGGAAAACGGTAGTATTAATGATACTGTTTTAACAAAAACGTCTGAGGAAGAGGATAATTCCTATTCTAGTAATGTAAGTCCTACACCAGTAGATACTAGCGAATTTAGTAATTATGCAGATTTTCCTGACTCGTTAAAGTTATCCAAATATTATACATTGGGAGATGTATCTACTCGAGCAAGTGCGTCAAAAACTGCGGTCAGAGCGCAAAACGGGCTTTCCACACAACAGATTGTAGGAAACTTGAAACATTTAGCAGTAAATGTTTTAGATCCTATTAAAGAACAATATCCAGATGTTATTATAACTAGTGGATTTAGAGCAGGTGCATCTGGTTCAGATCACAATGTGGGTCAAGCGGTTGATTTACAATTTACAGGTAGATCTTATTCCGATTATTATGAAGTTGCCAAATGGATAAAGGATAACACACCGTTTAAACAAGTATTATTAGAATATGCTACTAGACCAACCGGAACAATTGCATGGATACATGTCGCGGCCGCCCCCAACGGTGGGAAATCGGCAATGCCAATCGGAACTCTCGCAAATCATAGTGTAGCGTCTCCTGGTAAGCGCAATACGTTGGTTAATTTGCTGTAATAAATAAAACGGATAGTATTTATAATCTTTTCTTTCTAGAACAATCAATCCTTAATAAATAATAAAATGGCTACCATAAACAGAGTTGTTAGACGTTATACAGATTTAAATCTGTTATTTACTCCGCATCCACATTCTAAAGATTTACTTACTAGAAAAAATACCGATGCGGTAAAGGCATCTATACAAAATCTTATTTTGACAAAGAATTATGAAAGACCGTTCCACCCAGAAATAGGCAGTCAAGTAAATAATTTGATGTTTGAAAATGTGATGCCTTCTACCATTTCTGCAATTGAAAAAAGTATAAAAGATACTATAAGCAAATTTGAACCAAGAGCAAAAATTTTGAGAGTAAATATTTTAGATAATTTTGATAATAATGCTATTGATATTGAGGTACTATTCACAATTAATAATGTAACAGAGCCAGTAACAGTAACAACAACTATTAGCAGAGTACGATAATGGCAAATTTAAGAATTGCAGAATTAGACTTCGATACAATTAAATCCAATTTAAAGGAATTTCTAAAGAATTATACTGCAGAAGATGGCGCCCCATATTTTACAGATTTTGATTTTGAAGGTTCCGGTATATCTATTTTATTAGATGTTTTATCATACAATACTCACTACAATGCTTATCTTGCAAGTATGGTTATTAATGATATGTTTTTGGATTCTGCAGTTAAACGAGCATCCGTTGTATCAATTGCAAAACACTTAGGATATACTCCAGTATCAACTAAAAGTGCAAGAGCAGAAATAAATTTTGTAGTTACAAACCCAACAAACTCTCCTGCTTTTTTAACTTTAGACAAATTTACCCCGTTTACAACAACAGTAAATGATACTGTATTAACTTTTGTAAATTTAGACGCAGTAACAATTCAGCCCAATCAGGGAACGTATACGTTCAATAATATTGAACTCGTAGAGGGTGTTCCATTAGAATACATATTTAGTGTGGATATACCAGGTCCAGCCGAAAAATATGTTATACCTAATGACAACATTGATACGTCCACATTACAAATTGTTGTACAAAATTCAATTTCAGACACAACACAAACCGTATATACATTAGCTGAGGATGTTATAGGAATAACAGGCACCGATAATGTTTATTTCATA